TTAAAAAAGACTACTATTAACCGCTGAGCGCTAGGGCTGTGAAAATTCTTGAGGTCGGGGGGTTGAAACGATGGGGTTTGGCTGACAAAAATTAAAAAATGAGAACTATCACTTGACTAATATGGGGAAATAAAATAAAAAATTAAAAATGCTAAACACGAACGATTAACGATTGATTGTTGTTTAATGTTCAGCTTTGTTAAAAGAACAACGATTAGTTTACGAATAGATAAGAAGACTAAGGACAAGCTGCAAGCACTCGAGGATAAGTCAGGGATGAGTAAGTCCGATGTGGTTCGTCAAGGCATTAAGATGATGTACGAAGAATACTTGAGCGATGATCCTACGAATGACGGTGGCGAGTAGGCATAGGTAGTCTGGGTCTGTGGGATACACCGGCTAATCCAATAGGGTCTAGTTACTTGGGGTATTCTGAATAGGGGTACTTCGATGTGGTGGGTCTTACGAACTACACAGGGTCGGGTATGTCATATTATAATAGGGAGAATAACAAATGATTAATGAAACAACACCTCGGTTTTTTATAACAGGGATGACAAAAGAAAACGAACAATCGGTAATAGATAAGTTAGAACGTTCGGGTTTTAGTAATTGGTGGTCGTTACCAGACCCCCCGGCGAATTATATTTATGTTAGTGAGAGTATGGACATGCAATTTATGAAAATGTGGGAAGACGAGGACACTGTTTATTCTGAACCAGTAATTACAGCAGAAGAATATCTATGTAAGGAAGTGAGCAAATGATTAACGCAAAACAAGCACGAGAACAAAGCACTGATAATTTCTATAAGTCACTATCAGCTGATGAAAAGGTCGCGCACTTTTATGTTGAGGGTCGTATTAAGTTAGCCGTTGATAATGGTGAGATGTATACGGTGCTTGATTATAAAGATGAAGATGTTCCTAATGTAGTGTTCGGTTTGTTGGAAAGCCAGCACTACGTTAACTATTTAGACGAGTTAGGTTTTGAGTTGAGATACGATAATGTTTTTGGTAAATATACGATAGTTTGGTAAATGTGATGAACTACACAAACTATATAATCTGGTCTGAGGTTGGGGGCAAATATCTTACGGCTGATTATGCAACTGGTAATTATAGCGATGGGTTTACAAAGAAAATGAGCCGTGCTATAATATTTGACAACGAGACACAAGCAAAAGAATGGTGGGATAGCAAATTATTATCTGAACCACTGTTTGAAATAAAGGAGATATAATATGTTTTACAAAGTAATTTTAGTTGATAGTTATTATAGTAAGTCGGACTTGGAGTTAGCCCTGAATGATGGGTGGAATATAAAACAAGTAGATATAACAGACACTTTCGCTAACTATATTTTAGAAAAAAGGGAGGAGTTCTAACATGAACGTATTAATTATTTTAGGTCAGATCGTAACAGCATTTATTATTTTATTGATTGTATTAGTCGCATTAGGATTATTAGTTGAGGCTACCCAATACATCACATTAAAAACAATTGAAAAACGCCGTCAAGTTATGTTGGATATTATCGAGGAAGAGATTATCACACAAGCCGAGACACAACCAGATAAAGTCAACGCTCCAGATGTTGTTATTCAATTGAACCGGCGTATGAATATCAAAAAGTTTACTCAATCAGATATTTTACACATGACAATCACAACATTAAAGAGTTTGAAATTGAAGGGTATTATTTAAGACTGGCAACGGTCTTTTTCTTGTGTTATAATAAAACTACTAATGAATAGGAGGAATTAATTTTTTATGGCGTATAATAAGAACACATGGGCTACCGATGATATAATTACAGCGGATAAGCTCAATAATCTAGAAACTGGGATCGCTAATAGTGTAGATGGGGTATCAATTAGTAACGGTACTGATTTTAACACACTAAAATCTAACGGAAGATATTTTGGTTCAGGAATTTTTCCAAATAGTCCCGCTCCAACAACATCATGGCAATGGGTTATCGATGTATCAAAATCGGTAACTTTCATATCGCAACGAGCTATTCAACTTACTGCTTCTACCCCAAATGTTTTTTTTAGAAATCTAGTTGGTGGAACTTGGCAAGCGTGGCAAAAACAGGCAAGTGATAGTGATGTTGTAAAATTGACAGGCGACCAAACGGTGACGGGTAATAAGTCATTTACTGGACAAACGACAATTTCCGGTAAAGGAATGACTGATAGCGGTTGGTTGAATATACCGTTAGACAGTGGAGCTACCGCGGTCTATGCAAAGTATAGAATTTTATTCGGTGTTGTTTATATACACGTTCAACAAATATCAGGAAAAGCAGCGCTCACGCCTTATTTCACTTTACCGGACGGAATACGACCTTCAGATACCATATTTCAAACATGGTTTTCTGGTGGTAAGTATGGTAATAACCAATTACAACCAGACGGAAAATTCATGTGCGCAAGTGGTTCATCGGACGCAAGTACACAGGTAAGTTTTTACACACAGTACCCAATTTAGGAGATAAATTATGACAACAATTACAACAGTACAAACAGGAAGTACGTTAGGACAAACATCTTCTGGTCAATTACGATTAGAGACTGTTACCATGGTGGTTAATTTTACAGAGACGGAAATGGTTAATTATTTTGGAGGACAAGTGGTGTTGACGGCAGATGAGGACGCTATTTCATTCACATCAACACTTGACGATTTTAAAAAGTTAGCAATTGAAAAAGCTAAAAATATTATCGCAAATTCAGAAGTAGATTCTACCATAGATGAGGTAACAAATGAATAACATTTTAAATATCGTACTAGCCGGTGTAAGTGTCATTGGTGCATTTGGTGGTCTTGTATGGTTAGAGAAAGAACTACGGCTTATGAAAACTAAGTCTAAATCACAAAACCTAACATTGGCATTGGACTTCGCAATTGGAGCAGTTACATTTGCCGAAAAGTTTGTAGGAACAGGTCAAGAGCAACAATTATCTGCCATCAACGCATTTAAACAACGACTAGGCTCGAACAACATGCTTAATAAGTTTACGGACGAACAAATTGAGCAAATTATCCAACAAGCTTATGCACAATCTAAGGCTTCTGGATTGATTACTGCAGTTAAGAAGGAGGAAAAATAACATGACAAAGAACATTAATGGTGATGTATATAGTGACCTGATTACGAGTGCAGATCCAAGAGCAATGGCTAGTGGCAGTATCCCTCGTAAGAATATCGACCGTATCGTTATCCACCACAACGCAACAACAAATAAAGACGTGGCAATTAATACTTGGTTGGCATCTGGTTCCGCACAAACATCGGCTCATTATGAAGTAGCTAACAATGAAATCATAGGTATTGTTGGTGAGGGAACAACTGCATGGCACGCTGGTAACGGAGACATGAACGCTCGATCGATTGGTATTGAAAACCTTAATAGTGCTGGAGAACCTAACTGGCCGGTGTCATCACAAACGTTTGAAAGTCTATCTAAATTAGTAGCTGACATTGCAAAACGCTATGGTTTCCCAATTGATAGCACTCACGTTATCCCTCATAATGCTGTTGTTGGTACTCGTTGCCCAGGTGGTATTGATGTTGCTAAGGTTATCGCTCATGCTCGTGAAATTGCTGGTGGTAATGGTGGGTCAAATACTAACACTGGAAACAACACAAATGGATTAGACCAAGTATTGCACGTGGGAGAATATTTCAAAGCACGTAAAGCATATCGAGTTGACGAGATGAAGTTTGTTAACGGCGTATGGCAAGTGGTAAACTACGAACTAGCCGGTGGAAAAGACTTCTCGTGGTTATATAACGGTTTTGGTGTTGCTTCTACTGATAAGGTTGACGCCAATGGTAATATTACAAAAGACCAAGAGTTATTCGTTGGAGCTTACTTCCGACTACACAGTGACCGTATCAAGGTTGTTGACGCAAATGACAGTGGTGTAGCATTAGACACTCGTTATGGTCGTGTGTGGGTAGATGCTTCAACATTAACAGAAGTAAAATAGTAGATTAGACCGCCTTAATTGGTGGTTTTTTTATTTTGTTTTTAAAAAGTGTTGACAAATTATTTATGTGTGGTAAGATTGGTTTATAGAAACGTAATACAAAAGGAGAAAAAATGAGTTATTTAATTGGAGCAGTAGTAATATTAATCGCAACACTAATTATGGGTAAACATGTACGTACAAGTGAGATGATGGCAACGGCTAGTATATCAGCGCTAGTCTCGATGGTATTGTTTATGTTAGCCGTGTGGTCGTTCTTGTTTAACAACGGTATGAATATTTAAATAAAGTGTTGACAAGTTAAAACAAGCATGGTAAGATTAACACATAATAAAACGTAATACAAAAGGAGAAAACAAATGACACCAGATGTAAAGTACCGTAACCTAGATTTAGAACAACAGTTAGGTTTTGATTGGGACGAATACAATAAGCTAAACGTTTGGCAATTTGCAAAGTGGGGTGTTAAGAACATTGATGCTAACAATTACGCACAAGAAGTATTGAAGCGAGAAAAACTTAACACACCTTATGATAGTGATTTGAAACAAGCCGTGGAATTAAACAAATTAGAAAAGCAACACCAACAACTTATTAAGGAACAAAAACGCCAACAAGCACGAGAAGAACAACACCAATTAACGTGTAAGAAGTGCGGTGGCCATGAGTTCCAATTAGCTGGTGACAACTCAAAGAAATATTCATTTGGTAAGTCAGTAGCTGGATCCGTTGGATTAGGTGTTATGACTGGTGGATTAGGATTCATTGCGGGTGGTGCAGTTGGATTTGCTGGTAAAAAAGGTAAGAAGAACACATTTGTTTGCATGAATTGTGGTAAAACTAGAGAGGTTCGCAAGTAATGTACCAGAATAAAATTTATCAAGTGACATTTTTCATAAAAGAATTATTAGAATTTAGAGTTATTAAAAAATCTAACTGGGAATTATTTGATATGAACCCAGAAATGGATAACAAAACAATCAATCGTGATATTGCTGAGATTAAACGTTTGATGAAAGAGATATATGATTATGAACTAGTTTACAATCGAAAGGAAAACCGTTATGAACTTCGATAGACATAAAGAGTGGGCAAAATTAATATATGACCCCGTGATAAGAGATTTAGTTATTGATAGACTGGCACTGATGGAATTTGAATACAACACAGAGAAGGAACGAGAAAATGAAATTTAAAGCACTAATCGTAAACATTGGTGGAATTGAATATTTAGTAGATAGTATTAGCCGTGATTGGTTGGGTCGTTTTAGTTATCGGCTTGTTATGGGTTCTGATTACTACATGAACTATGATCCACACTTCTTAAATTACAAGGTGGCGTCTAAGTTTAAAGAGTATCTACCAACTAATGCTCATTTATTCGGTGTTGTTGATGATGGAAATATGATTGAGGTTCTATGATGTCTGAAGTATTTGTTAAAATTAAAGATAAAAAACACGCAATAAAAGTAATGAAAAGGCTTGTTAGGATTGGTTATAAAAAAACCGAATTTAGTACTGACCACAAAGTTCGAACAATTTGCGTATTTTCTGATGGAACATACCAGTTATTAACAAGATCAGACTGTTGGGGAACAAGAATTAAACCAAAAGACGTAATGAATAGTGAACCAGTATATTATTTTTTGGAGCGTAATCATGTTTAATTTAGATGGTATGGTAAATAGGAGCAAACAAATGAAACGAGAACGACAACAACGTCTTAATCAACTCAACGAACTTGTGATATTCAATAAGATGTTGGGACATAAGATGAATGTGAAAGACTTAACAAGTGTAATTGGTGTATCAGAGTCAACGTTAAAAAAATACTTTTATGAATTAGGATATACGCCGGTTAGTGATTATGTAGAGTTTGGAGAGAAGTAATGAATAATACACAAGAGTTACGAGAGTTTGTTTGGTCTAAGATTGGTGACCGTTTAAAGAGCCGTGGTGTTGACTTATACGACTTAACGAATATGAATACTCGAGAATTTACAGGCGTATATAATCAAGCGTGGGACGTTACAATTAAGGAGATGGATTTATGAGTAAGAACAGAATTGAACTTAGGAAAACCATGAATGAATGGCATATATTTTTTAAAGTTATTAGTAGGACGGAAGATGGTTATCCCAAAAAACAATCTCGTTGGAGACAAGTTAAAAAAGCAAAAGATGAACAAAGGTTAGTAAAACGCAAAACAAACAATTAAATAACATCTTGAATTAATGTTCGGAAAATGATATAATTAAGGGTAAACTATTTTAAGGAGACCCCACATTATGCATCAAATTCCGGACATTTTTAACTTATCAATTGCTTATAACGACCCCCTTGTACGCGCCATATTATTAGCCGTAATCCTAGACTTCATCACAGGCATTTCTAAGGCTATCACAGAACACCGACTAAACTCCACAACATCTAGTAAGGGATTAATCAAACAGTTCTTATACGCCACGATACCGGCTAGTTCGATGTTCTTATTCGATAGTTTCAGCGCTCACGAGTATTGGAAGATGTTCGTATTTATTTGCCTAATGAGTGTTGTGTTATCCATTATAGAGAATTGGGTAGCATTAGGATTACCATTCCCCGAACAAATAAGCAAGTATATTGATAGTGAAAAGACAAAACTAAATAAAGACCACTAAAAAAGCCCCTACAATTAAGTAGAGGTTTATTTTTATTATTCAACTGTAAAACTTGTTCCAATAGGCCACCAAGAAATAGGTGTAGCTTCAATGTTACTGGTATTACCAAATCTGTTTATTGATACAACACCATCTGTGGTTATTCTCATCCAAAAAGTATTCATTCCGGAGCCTTGATGTCGTTCGTTTATTTGGTATCTTGGTCTAAAACCCTCAGGTAATCGGCAAATATTTACAAACTTTCCGTCAACCAGTATCTTATACTTATTTTGTGCGGATCCGTATAACTGAACTAGCTTACCCTCTTTAACTGCCATAACTTGTTGTTCGTTATCATAATCACTAAATTGAGGGTCTATCCAAGCTGGTTTAGCAATATCTCTATATTTGAACATTCTTTTAGTAGTAGAACCATCAGCTGATATTTTATAAAACGGAACAAATGCGGAAACATCACCAGCTAATGTGTCACCATAAACATTAGTGTCAGATTTCACTGTAAACTGATTGTTCGTAATATTACCCATGCCATCATCTATATTTTCTTTTGTCAAGTCTATCTCTAATCCTATATACTGGTCTATGCTTGGTGTTATTGTATATTCTGTGTTAGCCTTTAACTCGAACAATCTACCTTGAACAATAGCTTTACCAGCCGTCAATACCAAACTTGTGGTAGTCACTGCTCGTAATTCTAAACCACCAAGTATATAACTTCCACCGTAGCCATAAATTTGTGCGTCATTAGCCGGTGAAATGTTCATATAATCCGCCGTGTAAACTATTTCATTAGTATTTAGTGTCATATTTTAAATCTCCTCTTGTATTACGATTTTTATTATGCTACAATATTAGTATACCATATATCAAAGGAGAATTAAAGACATGAAATTTATCTATGAAGACGCGCAATTGGTGAAGCTGGCTAACGGTATGCCAGAGATGGACGAGAACAATCAACCAAAAATCAACATTACAAAGTACAATTTCTTACGCACACTGAATACAGAAGAGATGTTCCGTAATGAGACCGGCCAAGAAATGAATGCCCAACTAGCCGAGGTATTGCAAACGCTAATGAACGTTGAAAAGGATAATCCAACACCAGAAGACATTCAACGTGTAACTTCACTAGACACAATCGACGCAATTCACCAAGTTCTTAAATTTATGTACGCTGAAAAGAAAGGTAACATTCTAGTACAAAACGAAGAAACTCGTGCAAAGTATGAAGAATTAGACTTATATGAAAAAGAGGTAATTGGAAAATACTTTCGCCGAATTTAAGATACCAAAGCGATTACAATCAAAAGGTGATGGTGGTTCTAAATATTATAGTGTTTTCAAGATAATAGCAACACTAATGTATATGAACCAACCCAGAAGTGAAATATTGCAACTTGATATTATACAAGCATTAACATATATCCAAGCGTATAGTAAAGTCACATCTGAACCAAAGAAAAAGTCCCCCAAATAACTGGAGGGCTTTTTTTATATGAAGTCTTGTATTGAATAAACATATAAACTAAATGGTATGTGTTGACCCACTTCGTTAGTAACCAATATATTAGCCGGCTCAGTGTTTATGGTATTTGTGATATGATACAATTTAGCATAGTTTTCGCTTATATTATCCCAAACAGTAGACGCAACATAACCACTTTGCAATAGGTCGAATCTAGAAACCTCTTCAAAATCTCCAGTAGAATAGGTAATTAAATCAGAAGATATACCGTTTGTATTTGAAAGATTTGTACTAGATATGTCTACAGAGTACGTTCCATTTGATAACTTAATATTTCCTTTTACATAGTTTGGTTCAATTGCAATAATAAACCTATTTTTGTCATCTGGTAATGATAGTTGATTCAATAGCGTTGTTTTACCATATTGATAATTGTATCGATAAGCCTGTATGTCAAAACTTCTATCCGCTGGTTGTGTTGTATCTCCTATTTTAGCATACCCAACATAAGCTGACCCAACTAATGCACTACTTGTTATGTCAGGAACGTCGATTTGACGATTATAAACTTTAGTACCACCATCATATTTTTCAGTAATTGTCGGTTTTGATGCCAATGAGCTTTGCCATCTACCAAACATAGTTATTTCTATTTCAACCTGAGCGCCATTTATATATTGGGTGTCTACCATTTCAATATAAGATACCACACATCTCTTGTTGAATAGTGTTGTTTTATCGGTGCTAGTTGCTACGGATATTTGTTTGATTTTATGTGCGTAATTATTAACCCACTCGGCTCGTTCATCTCTACCACTATTCTGACCCTCAAATGTAAGCGTTATTTTAGAAGTGTAATCATCGTATATACCAACCACACCTCCTGATACTTTGATGGTACTTGAATAAGTTGGGTTGAGACTATCATACTCACTCATGTCTAAGTATGAGTAATTTTTGTCCGCTGGATCTGATGAAAATGTTTTATCAGCCGTGTGTAAATATATTGTCCTTGTGTCTGCCATTTTTAATCTCCTAATGTAATATCGTTGTTTTTACCCACTATTATGTGTCCGTTCAAAAGGTCTAATTCTCTAACTTCTAATTGAACCGGCGTGTCTGTAATTCCTATGACGTTAACGATGGTATTTAAAAACATTTGTTGTGTGTTGTTTTCTGATGTTGTTGGTAGACTCGGATTATTTCTTGTACCATATTCATATCTGTTAGACATATCGATCAACAGGTCATATTCGTCATAATCACTATATATAGAACCTTTTAACATACTCGAAGCCCTTGTTTTTAATTCTCCGTCCGTTGGATTGTCACCATCTAATGCACAATAACCAAACCTCGGCGTATTTGTTGCTGGGTATGTTGTTCCAATATTAACCATTCCTTTTTTATCTAACCAAGCATATTTATAGAACGCACCAGTAGTTTGATTATAACCATATACTAAATTAGTTCCATCTGTTCGGTTACGAGTTCTTTTTGAATATCCTATTATTTTTTCAGTTGTGATAGGTAAAGAAAATTCAGACGAACCATTTCTCAATATGACATCAAGTATAACAGCGTCATTACTATTTGGATAGGTTTTTAATGTTAAATCAAAATCACCAGATAACCCAGATACAAACTTCTCAAATATGTCATTTATATTCACCACAGTTGGTTTATCGTAGTAGTTATAGGTTAATGTTTTGTATTTAACTGGCATAGCGCTCGTTCCAGACCCATATTGTTTCAAGTAAGGGTGACCACCAATGAGCCTATCCCATATTTCTTTAGCTGAATATGATAGTATATTTTCAATCGAATAGTTACCTTTAAAAAATATAACTTCCTCTTCTAAATTAAATATAGTTGTGAATTTATACTTTTCGCCATCAATATCTTTAAGGAACATCACGCCATTTCCTATTGTGGTGTCTTCCAAGAAATCGTCCATGAAATAAGGTGTCGTCCATGATAAGCCGTAAAACTTAAAATTAGAACTACTTGTGTCCACGGCTGGTATCATGATGTCATTTTGTCTGGGATAATAACCAATCTCACTAGGATCGGTCATAAATTGCACGACTACCTCCCGAATACCCTCGATTGTTGAGATATCTTTTGTAATATAAATAGGTATTGAATAATCGTTCCATGCGCCGGTTGTGTCTTTTTGCCAGAACGTAACAGGTAAAGCTTTGTTATTTATAAAGTTTGTCATGTAAATTCCTCCATTCTTATTCTATTATATCAAAAAAAGCCCTAAATTAATAGGACTTAATTAATGTGTGAAATATATTTACCAACAATGCAATTATAAATGCCAAACAGAAACCAATACCCATCAATATAAACAGGTATCCTAACCACCCTTGTATAACATCTTTAATAAATTGTTTCATATCGTCTCCTTATTATCTAGCACCAATACCATTTTGACGAAGAACTGTTTTAATCTCACTTGCAATAGCCGAAGCGTCTGCCTTTGTGTTAGCTGTGATGTTAAAGACATTATTTGTTCCTGATGTGTCTGTAGAAACGCCCTGAGACGATGAATTTATACCACTAGTAAGGTTACTGTTCAAATTAACGTTTTGCCAGTCGCTGAGAAGGCTGTTTTTTACACTATCCGATGACTTAGATAGGTAACCGGTTTCCTTTTCCATACCAACGCCAATACCTTGTGTAATATACTTTCCCACTTGGTCTCTAAATACTCTTGACGGCGAATGAATACCTAATGCCTTTTTAGCGGCATTCAGAGCTTGTTTAGCCATATCAGCCGCTGTACTTACTAAACCACCAATAGCACCTGTGATACCTGATTTAATTCCCTCAACAATGTACGTACCTATTGAAGCAACGTTGGAGAACATACCTCTAATATCTCCCATAACACCAGAGAATAGGTTTGCGATATTTTTACCAATGTTGCCAAAGCCATTAAGTATTTTACCGCCAATCCCAGAGAAGTAACTAACTACATTTCTAGCCACACCACCAATGTTACCACCAACTGACGAGAATATATTACCAACTGAAGAGAATGCAGATCTTAAAGTACTAAATATACCAGTTAATAAACCTCGTACAGATGAGAATACACTACCAACTGATACAAAACCAGAACTTAACCCTGATGAAACAGAACTAAAGAAAGAACCAAGTGCAGAAAAAGCAGAACCAATTGATGAAAAGATACCAGACATAGTACCAGCAACAGATGAGAATACGCCGGATAATCTAGTCCACACACCACTGATAGCTTGACCAACAACTGAGAATATCTTACCTAGAACATTGACACTTGCGCCCATAACCGTACCTAATATACCAGCAATAAAACTAATAATAGGAGATAGGGCGTTAAAAGCTTGACCTAACAAACCAATAACGGGTGTAAGCACTTGGATCCCCACGGCTAATGCGTTAAATGCAAATGTTAGAGTAGACATAACACCTGAAACAAAACCACCTAAGAATGAGCCGAGGACTTGGAATATTGGAACCAAGCTACCTGCTACGATTGATAATACTGGTTGAATGGAGTTCCATAAATTACTAAATGCACTGAGTAATGGTTGAATAGCTGGAACAACCCAACCTAAGAACGATTGGAAGCCAGCAGATAAAGCCGGTATGATTTGATTTGCGAGGTCTACTAATCCATCAAACTTCAAACTAGAGAATGCATTGCCCAACATAGGAACAATAGAGCTAGCCAAGTCCATGAGAGGTGAGAAGTCAGGCAATTGAAGATCTAGGTTTGAGAATGCACTAGTTAAATTACTAAAATCTATGCTACGAACATCATCTACCATCTCCATAATGGAACCAGATATTTGAGAAAAAACATACATAGCGTCTTGTGCATTGAAACCAGAAAACATACCACTTAAACTAGAACCCAGACCAGACAAAGCACCGGATATTGTAGCAGAAATATTTGGAACAGCGTTAGCAATGGCAGTCATTCCATCAGTAATTGGTTGTTTAAAATTATTTACAAATGATAGACCAGCCGTGACAAATGAAGCCTGCAAGTTACCAAAAGCACCCTCAAATGTACTAGTTGAAGTTGCCGCCTCTTTTGCCACATCAGTCATACCTAACTTCATAATAGCGTCATTAAACTCATCAGCCGTTATTTGTCCGTCTGCCATAGCGTCTCGGAAATTACCAGTATAAGCACCGGCGTCTTTTAATGCCTCTTGTAACTTGCCACTCGCACCTGGTATAGCGTCAGCCAATTGATTCCAGTTTTCAGTAGTAAGTTTTCCAGCACCAGCCGTCTGAGTAAGTACCATCGCAACGGAATTGAAAGTATCAGCGTTACCACCGGCTACGGCGTTTAGGTTTCCACTCGCCTCGACTAATTTCTGATAGTTTTTAACACCGTTTGCCCCCAATTGAGCGGTAGTATTAAGAACAGTAGTTAAATCGTAAACAGTATCATCGGCGTATTTCTTACTTGCCGTTGTAACTTTGTTTATTTCAGCAGCACTCTTCCCACCAAAAGACATTGTCGATTGAAACTTTTGAATACCATCGGATGCTGCTATAATATCTTGACCAACACCCTCGAATGCTTTTCCCACAACACTAGCAAACGCAGAAACAGCTCCAGTAGCAAGATTACCTAAGAAACCACCAAGTGCAATTTTACCAACGCTTAACGAATTATTAGCCTTGTCCATACCACCTGATAATCCCTCACCAAATGAAGCAGTTTTAGCATTAGCAAGTTGAGCCTTTAGTTTAACAGCTTCACTCTCGGTTTTTGCAATATCATTTGTTAACTTTTGAGCTTTTGCAGAGTTTGCGTCAAAACCTGGACTAGACTTCAAATTAGCTAACTCTTGTTTTAGTAGTTTACCCTTTGCCTCAGTCGCAGATAATTGGTTACCTAACGCTTGTAATTTACCTTTAAGAGCAGAAGTATCGCCCGTTAATCTGAAAGCAGTATCTAGGTTTTTAGCTTGTGTGCTCATGGATCGTATATCAGAGTTGACACCAGTAATAGCTTTTGTAACACTGGTTGCGTCTGCTCCGAATTTAAGCATATAGCTCGTTGTGTTTGCCATATAATACATTTCCTTTCTTTTGTCAATACTTAATTATAGCATAAAAAAAAGACCCTGTAAATGAGTCTTGAAAACATGGAGTTTAAGCCGTTTTTGAATTCCCCACTCTTGACGAACCTACTCGGGCTAAATCGTAAAATTTAGGGGAGTCAATACTTTAGTCTTATATGTGTCAAAGGTTTTAGCGTTTTTTGTTGTGCGTTCTACGATAAATTGCTTAATGTTACCAACACCCTCAAAATAACGACCTGCAACAGTCAAAGTACGAGTATAAACCTTTGGATTGATTTCGTCTTCGTCTTCGTCATCACTTTCCGTATAAGCAGTAGAAGAGGCGTTATAATATACTTCTAGCTTTTGTGTAGTTGTACCATCGGCTGATTGAACTGTCAAAATACGTTGAATGTCAAACGTTGGATAACTACCACCATCAACATAACCGCCGTTAACAAGCTTATAACCCATTTGAGCCATTTCAGCTTCATTATATTGCAAGTTATCCATTTCGATAGTCAATACTTTGGGGTTGGTTAGCGACATGTGTGTGGTAGCATCAGCATAGATTGTTTTAGTATCTTGGTCTACTGATGGAGCAAACTTTTGAACACCTGTTGAATTAACAAAACCAGTCGTCCCGCCTGTTCCAGCAGTAGTCATACCAACCTGTTCAGAACCATGTGTAATTTTACGTGTATCATACATAATTGATTAATTCTCCTTAATTTAAGATATCTTCATTGTAGCATATTATTACCATTTTTGCAAGAAACTTTTACCTTGTCCTCTTTTAAAACGGTCTAAGAACCCTTGATGTTTTCCCCTTTTATTAACAGCATTCACTACTTTCATATAACTATCACGAGGAACCATTGTAGCTCCATATTTACCCCTATTTAGTGTCATGGTAGATCTCATACGACCGCTTTTGATAGGAGCAGTTGAACGCCATACTGATAATGCAGAGGTCATGTCACTGCCGGCTTGTTTTGCCACTTCATCTCGCTTTTCTAATATTTTAGCAGTCATAAGCCGGGGGGGCAATTTAGTTAAATCTGATATATCTATTTTTTTAGCACTCATAATATTAACACCTGCCTATTGAATGCCGTCATTTCATTTAGGTGATCGTCTCTTTCAACTTCGGCAACCTGTTCATAACCCAATTCGGCTAGTTCTTCGCTGACATTCATTGAGTTGTTGATGTAAAGTGCTAATGTTACCCGCCAGAAATGAGGTCTAGCGTCAGCCAACCCTTTTTCGTGAGTGTACGTTAAGACTGCCATTTTATCATCAATCGTTTGCATTTCGTTTTCGCCAGCATACCATTCGAGTTCAGTAAATAGGGGTAATAGTTCAGCGTAGTATGGTTTTAGCTTGTCTTTAAAATCTGCCATTAAATGATTACCTCCCCTTTTACTCGTCCGAATGTCTTTTGTGAAACATTGCTCAAACGATACTTTTTGCCATTGCTAATCGTCACGCTGTCAAAGTTAATAAAGTCGTCAATATTACCAGAAAACTCAATAGTACCCATTAGCCGTACATTATTCTGGAATTGGTACCACGCCTTTTGTTTTGTGCTAGGATTATATAGATACCCTTTCACGGTTCTAGGTGCCACATCAGTAGAGTTCTTTTTTTCCAATTTAAATACTCTCATTTTACCCAGCATATCTGATCGCCTCCTCTAGTGTAGCAATGTTAGACGTATGCCATTTATACATACTTGCGCTCAAATCACTACCATACTCCGCCATAAATACAAACTCTTGACAATATGAGCCGAGGGTATTATTTAAAACGTCCTTTTCTACATTTGGGTTTATTAATTCGGCTTGTGTTAGTGCTTGCTTTTCTAACATCTCTAAGTGAGCAGTCCAAGCTTCATAACTATCATCGTCTAACTGTAAAATCTCTTTATAATCGAATATCATTGTGTCACCTCCTATCAACAAATTATACCATAAAAAAAAGCCCTCGTCTAGAGAGCCTTAATGCTAACCTGTCTATTAGCCAGCAACTTCAGCATAGATAGCCTTGTTAGGTGCTTTCAATGAGCCGGCAACATACGCACGACTTTCGATTACCTGAGAGTTAGTGTTGATTACGAATGATGACAAAGTTTCGATACCAGAACCAGAAAAACCAATCAAGTATGAGTCGGTGTCAACGATAACAATTGGGTTCTTTTCAGGTAAGCGAGTAGTACGAACAAGCTTTCCCCCCAAGTCCAAGTTACCAGTAAACATTGCAACAGACCATGCGTCACCAGTCAAAGCTAACTTAGCCCATGCGTTTGGTGAGATAAATACCGTTGGATTATCTGCGTCAAGTGAAGCGATGTCTGTGATCAAACGTTCTTTTAAAGCTTGTCCATCGTAATTTTTTGCTAATGTTGTTTTGGTAGCCAATGTGTCACCGATGATTGGACGAATAGCCGTGAATGCTGTACTATCTTCGTTCTTAACACCACCAACCAAAATAGCTTGTGAGATACGTTGCAACACATACTTAGGTAATTCTTCAAGTACATAAGACACCAATGCTCCACCCTTTAAGTAAGTCATGTGATCCAAACGTTGCAACTTGTAGATAGCCTTAGGAAAGATGTCGCGTGATTCCAAAGCCAATGTTTGTACTTTCTTTTCAACGTTAAGCTTATGTCCCCATGCGCCGTCAGCATTTTCATTAGGGTCGATAATCAATGATCCGGGTTCGATGTTGAATACTGGTGAGAATTGTGAGAAAACACGGTCGGTACGCAATGTGTCTTCGATAGCACCAATAATCTTCTTTGGTAAAATATCATCTTCATTAACGTCCTGTGTAATGGCTTGTTCTGAACGTTCTGAGACAATATCCTTCCACTTACGACTAAAAGTTTCTGTGTTACCTTGTGTTTCTAGAGCTAATTTAGCGTACAATTCAACCGCCTTAGATGTGCTTAAAAATTCAATTCCCATATTATAGGTCTCCTTTATTTTTCATGATACGTTTATTATATCATAGTGTTATTAATAGTGCAAGCGGTCAAATGCCATTTCTTCTTCTAATGACAAGCTACGACGATCAACGGCTGGCAGGAATGACTCTAACATAGCAACCTTGTCTTTCAAAGATTGTACTTCGGCGTCCTTATCATCAACCGGTGCTTTATCGTCCTCTGGCTTATCATCTTTTGGTTTAGCGTCATCAAAGTCCTTTTTCAAGTCAGCAATGGCGTCTAGCACGTCTTGTAATGTTGGGGCTTCTTTATCATCAGCCGGTTGTGCCTTAGGTTCTTCGTCCATATTATTATCCTCTTCTTTCTCGATTGCTTGCTTAACAATTTCGGCAGTTGCCTTAGGGTCGGCGGGTGTAGATGTTAAAGATAATTCAAGTAAATCAATGCTATCAATATTACCATCAGTGTCAATATTATCTACTCCAAAACCAATTGATACATAGTTAGTGCCAGCCTCAATTCCCTCTAACAATAAATCACGATCAGGTGCGTTTTGAAATAATGAACCCTCATAGTGTAATCCGTCATCATCAACAGCCGTCATAGTAACAGAACCAATTGATGGTTTATTCCAATCATGAGATAAAAGAAGAGGTACCGTTTTACCGACTACTTCTTTACCAGCATCTTGGGTTACTGTGATACCAGAACGTGTCATCGTGAGAGAGTTAGCAATACCTTGAATTTTACCACTGTCATTCTTCTGAACTTTGGTCGCTAATGTTGCTATCTTCATTCGTAGTGTCTCCTGTCTGTAGTTTTTGGTTAAGCTCATCATCATTCAAAGCAACGGCGTTCTTATTACTCCAAATAATCTGTCCGTAGCCGCCCTCAAATGGCTTTAATCCTAGTTTAGCACGAACGTCATCAGATTGCAAGTATCCGTTATAGATACCCTCTTTTGCCATTTGTGTGAAACTCTCTAATGTGGCGAATTGCATAAGGTCTAATATAATTGATATATGTCCGCCATTAGAATAAGTTTGATAATCTAATAATTCAAAGTTTAACAATTCTTCTAATGCGCCGATGAGTGGTTGAAGATGTTTGGCGTAGAATGCTCGATAATCTTCTTCTGTATATTCTCCCGACAACATCTTAGGTGACAAGTGCAAATGCTCATAAATCAAAGTCTTCAAATCAGATAAAGCAACCCCATCAGGTTCAGTAACATTAGCATGGTCTTTAGTACTTTCATTCTCAAAAGTAAAGAACTTACCATGTTTCTGAATTTGATTGTCGGCTGTTTGAAGTCTGTTATCCATTGTTTGTTGCGCCTCAGGATTATTGGGGTCTTGTTCCCCTTTCATAGCTTTTAATCTACTTTGGATTTCAATAACAGATGTGGTGTGTCGAGTGCTTAACGTATGAATGAGCTTTGTATATTCTTCAGTTAATCGACTAGGTAATTCTAACTTCAAATGTTTGTAATCATATCGTTTATAACCAAACTCAGCATTTCGTGACATGTAAATCTTTGAAACTTGCTTTGCGTCTTGTGGTTTAACGATTTTATAATATACATATCCTCGCTTCAAGATAGAGTATGCAAATTCAAACAACATTTCATTAGCCGTGACATCATCATTGGGTTTCAAGTTCAAAAGATAATCTAATTTCTGTGTATTAGGTGTGTTATCAAATACGAACTTAACCTTTGTAAACTCAACCGCAATGAACTCTGCTACGTTATTAAATATATCAAAGTCCATCATATTTGGGTCTAAAAAGATTGAGTTTGTTAAATTGTTAGTCATAGGCACAACATAATCAGGTGTGCTATTTATTCTCGTGTTAATATCATCAAATTGTGACATATAGTTTTCTCCTTACCATGCTATACCAGTATCTTCGTCTTGTAATTCCCAAACATAATAAGCTTGAATAGTAGCAAGAACTGGATCAATTTTATCAACGGCTTTCTGTTTGTTAGGGTAAATATTATTGTTAGCGTCTATCTTAACACGTAGATTATTTAAAGCCCACAGTAATAAATCATCGTCACTTTGGAAATCACCACCGGCTATTCTGGCTTTAACCGTCTTGAGTGGCTGTGATAAACTCATAACGTTTTGTCTAATCTTAGTATACATACCCTCACCATAATCCTGTGTAACTCTGCGTTGATAAGCTTTACTAAAGAATGCGTCACCACCGAAACCAATTGGCATTAACCTATTCTCTTGGATGTAATTGTCTAACCATTCATAAACCTCGTCTTGGTCGATGGCAGAACCTTTTGTTAAGATAAGTGAACCCTCATTTATTAAACGAACATACATGAGCCGTTGTGCTTTACTAGTTTTGTTCTCAAATGTGTTTTCAGGTAAGAATGCAAAGTTACGTGTTCTAAGTTTGTTTTCATTACGCCACATGATTGAAATAGCCGTTAAGTCTTCAACCTCGGAAAAGTCACTACCAATTGTCACCTCATTACCCCACTCAACGTCTTGTATTTCTCGAGTTGCTTCAAGTTCGTCAGTCGTAAATAGTGCATTGAATGATGACTGTGGGATATTAAAACTCTTAGCTAATATCTCGGCTTGTGCGACTGGATTACCTTGTGTTTTAGCTAACATATCCTTGATAATCTGAGGGTCTGATATATTACGAACAAATGGCATTGCTTTCTCGTATAAATCAGGATTAGTTACTTCTTCCACATCGTCCATCTTATAAATCATAGGAAACGTAGACCAATCTTCAATCTCACCGGCTAGTATTTTTTCCCACCGCTTATAATAATCATCAAAGACACTATCTCTAACTTGTCCGTTGGTTGATATGTAAACTGTGGTAAAACCTGTATTCTTTCGTTTAGGGGCAGAAGACTTGCGAACGTTTTCGATTACGTTTACATGATAACTATGGAACTCATCGAATATTGCTAGACGAACGTTAGTGCCGTCAAGTGTGTTATTGTCCATTGCTCGTATTTCTATTTGTGAGTTAGTTGGAGCGTATTTGATTTTACCTAAGATCGGTTTGAGTAGTTCATGTTTTTTTAAATCACCTAACACACTACGTTCATCACCAGCCATTTCACTAGCCGTTCGGAACGTTTCGTGTGATTGCTTAATTGAGTTTGATAATACGATAACATCATTACCTTTATAAGAACCAACCATCATAACTGCGAGGGAAAGTGCCGCCATAAAGGTAGACTTACCAGAACCAGCTCCAATAACCAAACCAATATCATTAATTATCTGCCGGTGAGTATCAGGGTCAACAAAACCAAACAATTCTAGCCAAAACTTTTGCTCAATTTGAAGTCTCATCGGGTGGCTTTCTTCATCGTCACCTTTTTGTAAGTATATGAACCCCTCGATAAACGATATTAATGCTTTTGGGTAAGTATCATCATATTCAAATTTGTTTAGGTATTGTGGTATGCGGTCAAGAGCTTGTTTTGCTTCAATAGACATGGGTTTTCCATCTCGAACTAACTTTAAATATTCATAATACCATTTCATCTATTGCCCTCCTCGTCGTTAATATGCTAATTATAACACAAAAAAAGAACCCTCGCAATACACAAGAGTTCATACTAGTATCTTTGTTAGCGGGGTGGTGTCCTCGGGTTGTTCGTCTCGTTGAGTTGGAGCCAGATACCATACTGGGGAATGATTTTTATGCGCACAGGAATTTCAAACAAAACCTTATGTATATTATATCATTATCCTAACTTAATTGCAAACCCATCTTTGATTTTCTTTTCGAGTTCTTCTGCGTCCGATGAGCCGGTGTCCTTTTGTGCTTTCAGAATACGTTCCTGTGTAAGCTTGTCGAAGTGGTCTGGGTACATCTTTTCAAACAACGAGAGAGTAGCCTTTAAATCGTTCTGACGTGTCTCGGTTACTTCTCGTACTTGAATTTTATCTCCAGTATCCTCATCAACTTCATAGAACTTTTTAGTGGTTGTGTTGTTTTGATTTAAGAATGTGAAGAATGCGTCTAGGACATCTTCGGGTATAGCACTCCCATTAAATTTCGGTTTTTTCATATATTACCTCCTAACTAAAATTATAAAATCTACTTGACATGTGTAATGGTACATATTTAGATGATGATTTTTTTAAAGCCGAGAATGTTTTGATACTCTCTTGCTTTGATGTGTGACGAACCATGTTAGCAAATACATTATACTTATATCCCACTTGGTCTAAATATTCAGGGAACTTTAACCAACGATTGTCAAAATTGGCTTCGAGAGCATAAACGTCAGCGTCTTTAGCATGTTCGAATATCTCTTCTCGTGTAAATGTTTCATATAAGCCGTTGACATCAGTGGCATATACTAATTTCTCTCCGGTTGCTTTTTCTGTGATTATAAAACTATGACACTCAACATCATGCGCGACTAGAAATGCTTCAACCTCAAATTCAGCTGTTTCAAACGTTCCTCGGTTAGTATGTATCTTAATGGTTGGTATTACTTTGATTAGCCGTGAAAGACCGCTCTCATTTGCGTGATCTCCGTGTGAGTGTGTTATAAATAATTCGTCAGGTTCTTCTAAATCATATTTTTCTAATAATGTATGCCATTTTTTAAACGACAAACCAAAGTCTAATGCAATGGTTTCATTCTCTCCAGTTACTATCGAAGCGTTACCCGATGAGCCGGTTGCGAGGACTGTTAATTTCATGTTTTAATTCCTCCCTTGTAAAAATGACTAGCCGTTAAGCCAGCCATTAATATCATTCCTCATCGTTTTCAGCGTCATAATAGAAGTTTGAACCAGCCTTTTGACGTACGAATGTAATTTCTTCCCCCTCGAGTTCCTTAAATTGTGAAACTCCTAACATGTCTAACAAACGGTCTTTCTTAGCTTTAAGTGCGAACATTCGCTTGCTCTTTTCATCAAATACTGAGTAACCACGAACGACTGTAAATTCTCCGCCTTTTTCTAATTCGACAATAACAGCAATTTTAGAACCATTATCCACGACTTCCTTAACCTTACCAGCTACAATAGCTTTCTTTGCCTCTGATGGTGTTGGGAATGGCTTGTCTAATGTAAAACCGTTATGGCGCTTACCTTTTTTATCCGTGTAATCATATTCATACACTTCTTGTTCTGGGTTCTTTGTTAAATGTTCATCAAGAGTTTCTAAGTCCTTAACTCCAAATTCTGAAAGTTTGTTTTCGATATAGTCAGCGTTTGCCATCTTAATTTCAACAACGTCACCATCAACATCAAAGTACATAGCCATTTTGTCTTGACCGTTTTCATTTGAAATTTGTGAAAAAATAAAATTACCTTTTGTCATATATAAATTCTCCTTGTTTTTAACTGATAAATATATTGTAGCACATGAGTTTAAGTATTACAACACTTTCTTCCAGCTTTCTAACTTCTTTTCAGCTAATTCAATATAATAACTATAATCTAAATCAGCCGGTGGTTCTTTTGGTAGCTCATAGTTGGCGATTGACATTTGCTCTGGCGTATCTGGGAATTTAGCGTTTTCTAGGTCTCCCACTTTTTCCTTAAGAACCTTACCACCTGTTTTTGTAGCGTAAGTACGGTTTACTTCGTTATCAAACACTTTACCATTCTCGTCTACCATTTTACCAGTCTGTGTTGATGATTTCATAGATTTTAGAGTAAAGCAGTAGTCTCGGAAGTCTCCCTCGTTGACCGTCGTAATAAATGGACGACCATATACTAATTTTTCAACTAACATGTGATCTATAATAGTTGGTTTTGAGGCTTTTGTTACATCAACACTGTTAGCTTGTCCAACTGCGCCACCTTTTAACTTTAATTTGTCATTTTGTTTAACTGCTATATAATTGTTGACATCTCGTTGAATTAAGCGTTTGAACGATGATACTTCTAATTCTAGTTTAAATTCATCTTCCCATCGTTGTTTGATTATGTCGAGTGTCTCTTGTGTAACGTCAGGGTGCGGTTTAAAGGCAATACCATCTGTGTTAACTTGATAAACGGTCCCAACTAGGTCTAATTTGTCAGCTAGATTGTAAATAGCAACCATACCACTGACGTTGACACGAATAGCAGACTTTGGATTGTATAACTTTGATGATTGGAGACGCAATAAGCCGTAAACTGAGTTGATGATGATTTTTTGTGTCCCGGCTAATGGATTACCCAACGCCTTGTTTTTTAGACGCTCTGTGACAAGATTTCTAAATTTATTGGTAACTGGACCTAACAAATTATCTCGTAACATGATATTGGGGAAATGTGAACCACTATCCCATTGTTGAACATCAGTCTCGTCAACTACGTCATAAACAATCTTTTTAGTACCACGTTTGTTTGTTTCAATCCTACCTTTAGCTGAGTGTAAACCACCAAAACCCCAAGTATAAACCATACCATGAGCCTTCATGACTAGAGACGTCCATTCTTTACGCATAGCTTTCTCACGTTCTGCTTTTGTTTTTAAGTGTGATATTTCGGGGCTAACTTTCAAGGCATTTTCCAAGAATAATTTAACACCAGTTGGCACACCGTATATCTCAGGGTCTTCTGGTTCAAAGGTTTCCAATTTATCACGACCCATTAAGTATGAAGCAGCAGTTGAGCCGTTAGAATAATTAATTGACGTTTTAGATGTGCCGTATTCCTTAACCAAAAGCTCTTTACCATCAAAATAATCTTTTCTAGTCTTATATAGTTCGATTGTGGCTCGTAAATCTTGAATGTTATAGTGACAAACCTCGAGTATCTGTTCAATCGTAAACTCTTCTTTATAATCAAACGGTATAGAACTCTCTTTAACCATCATACCTGACATTGACTCGAACTTCTTTACTGAAAAACCGGGTTGCATTTGTTCTTTAGTATCGAGGTTTAAGAAGTCGATGAATTGAGATGGTCGTTTTTTGATAACGCTGTCTGACTTCAATTTTATATAATTTGTTGGTCTATTTTGTAGTATATCCTCAATCAAAAAATTATCGTATAGTTTATTATTAAAACCAACATACACATAATTACCACTTAGGAGGCTCTCATTTGCTCTCTCACGAACTTTACCAACGTTTAAGTATATTTGTACTCCATCAGCTTCAAGCACGTTAGGGGGAAGATTAGGGGCGTTTACAATAACATACCCTTTCCCGTCTTCATCTAACAAACCAGCTAGGTTCATTTTCTCAAATACTTCAATATCGTAAAATAGTTTTTTCATGATTGGTTTTGCCTTATTCTAATAGGCGTGATGATAAAAGTGTTTAATGTTTCAGATTGTTCAAAATATACGACCGCCGGACTAAACGCATTATCACTTAATTCTATGGTGATGTGTTCTTTTTGTCCGCTTTCCTTCGCGTATTCCAATAACCACAAAACATATTTAGGACTGAAGGTAATATATTCAAATCCTTCCAACCGTTCAAACTCTCCGACTCTTTGCCCGCCAATTGTTCCATCGCTTTCAAGTTTTATAAATTGTTCTTTTTTGTTTATTTTTGCGACTGCTTCCAACATAGGTATATCAATAATAAACCAGTTTGTGTTATCTGTTGGTACAAGTCTTTTTAGATCCGGATAATTTGCCACAGATGGAACGCCGTCCAAATTGATTAAAATATCGAAGCTGCTTTCGAGTGGCGTTTTTAATTCTTCGATAATTGCCACGTGTGAATCTGTTAGTTCGATACGATCGTTAGTATAATGGACGTGGCCGAGTATAGGCCGTGTTTTGCTTATTGCCTTAACTACTTTTGTGAATGTCTTTTTCATGTTTTTTCTCCTAGCACAAATTTATATTTACAGGTGTGCCAATTTCTGCCTTGTTTTTATAGTAATACACTTTAATTATCTTGTCAAGGGGTTTCTAATTGAGTGATAAAACTGTGTTGGTTCTTCTTTTTGATAATTAATACCGTCAGCGTCCCACTTTATAATGGCGTCTCTTGCGTCCTCATATACCATACCACGACGAACGACCATTGTATATATAAGTTTACGATAACTAGCCGAGCGACCACCAACCTCAAACGGTGGCACTTTCTTTAAGTAATTCTCGATGTTGTGTTTCGTAAAGTTTGACTTAGGAACTTCAACCGGCTTGTCTTCATACGCCTTTAATAATTCAAAGCGTTCTGGAGAGGGTGATAATTGTTCGATGAATGGTTTGTTTAAATCTAAATCTTCAAAATAATAAAATGGCAACGTTGTGATTAGATTATCTTTACTAAATATATCAACACCATCAATTATAGCATTGTCACCAGTCTTACGAATATTTAAACCGTACGTATTCTGATAAAAACGATGTTCGTTAGTGGAATTGTCTTTATAAGCCGTGATAGTTGCGTAATCATCGAAGTTTGATATAAAGTTCTCAACCCCATTTGCTCCGCCTTCGTGGTCTGCGTCTAAATCAACAACAACAAACTCGCCGTGTGGTACGATCCCTAACCCATATCCCTTATCTAAAGCCCTATCTACTTGCTCAATTGTCAAACGTTTAGTCTGCCAACCTTTATAATTAGGATATTTCTTTTTAGGTGTAAGCGCTACAACATGTATTCCTTGATTGATAAAGTAATGTGCTAGTTCTTTAATCATTCGTCAATCCTTTCATATCCTCTTTGTGACTTACCGTTAATCTTCTGATTTTTATAATCCCAACCAGACAAGGAACTCATTATGAACCCAACTTTATTCGCTAGTCCGGAATTAACAGACGCTTTTGTATCACCTAATGCGTTTTCCATCAATGACTTTCTAGTGACCCATTTTAACTGAGGATTAGACTCTAGGTATTCTATGATTTGTTCTTCTTCAATTGATTGGTATTGGTGCATTCTTTGTAATTGTTCTGTTTCACTTTGAGTTGGTAATAGATGAGCCGGGTAATCCTCGTATCGACCGAAATCGTGCATTGCTTCACCTAATATTTGGAACGCTATTTCATCAGTAAACTCGTTAATTTCTTTTTTTCGACTTTCTGTACCAACTAACATGGTGATAAATCTACGGTTACCTGTTTTATCACGCAAGTACTCATTATTGTTGGTTGTACGTACAAGAACAAACCCTTTTGGATAATCTTTACTTGTCTCAGCGTAAGGAACTCGAATATTCATAGTACGTTTGGTTATAAATGATTTTAGTGTTGAGAAATCTGTTTTGTCACTAATAGCCATCTCGTCATCATTAACAATTAGGTTTTTACTCATCTCAATCAAACTATCCTTATCAGTAAACGACGTAATGGAGTCAGTATAATATTCCCCTCCTAACTTTTCAAACATTGTAGTTTTACCTATTCCCTGACCACCTACTAAGTCTAAAACAAGATCAAATTTAACATTAGGGTTTTTTACCTTATGCACTAGACCAGCAAAGAACGCCCTAGTCATCTTAACAGTCAATTCATTATCTTCTGCCCCCAAATAATCAATAAAAACACGGTCTAATCTTCGTTTTCCGTCATATTCCTTAAACGCTTTTCTAAAATACTCCTTTAGTGGGTTAGTTCTATGTTTGAAGGCTTCATTTACATATGCCGATTTTACAGAATTAGCACTGAAATCTAAACCATATTTTTTTGATATGTGAACAGCTACATAGGTATCTACACTATTTAAATCATACCCTTGTCTGTAATAATCTAAATTTCTAGTTAAAAATATTAGATTGTTGTGTTCATTATAGGCAAATAGCCCTTTTGTTAATTCGTCGTTACTAACAATTTCTGATAGGTTATATAATGAACGCTTGATGTCACCCTTTTGGGTTTTTTGTAGTTTAGCTATTAAATCTTCATCTTTTTTCTTTTGTTCAATAGTGTCCCAATCAATAACATTATTAGCCGAGGTTGTATCTTCAACTAGGACATTTTCTTCGTAATCTAATTGTCCCTCGTCTGGTGGCAACATTTCTTCTAGTGTTTTTAATTCTTCATCATTCATAATTGTTTTCCTCCTGTGTATGAATATAGTATTACATATCTGTTTTTAAATGTCAATATGTGTTTAATTAGAATAAATATAAACAAGTGGTCTATTTCTCAAACTTACACACATGCCGTGTCCTTGTAAACCCATGAGCCGTGGGGGTTTGGGATATTTTCAACACGACACACTGTTTTCTGGGCTATATATATAATAAATACAATAATAATAATAATAATATATATATAATAAAAATAGTGTATTGGTGTAGTAATATTAAAACAAACCTTTTATTGGCAAGTGTTTAACATGGTTACACCTCTTGGTAAAATGGTGTGTATTTCATTAAATGGTGTGTAACCCCCGGCTTATATGTGTTTTCCTATATTATTACATCAGACTTTGTGCTATAATATAAACAGACATTTAACAGGAGGATAATATATGATATTGGAGTTGAAAATAGAAACACAATTAGTAAACTGGAACGAAATAGCCAAAATGTGTTGGTCTAGCGATAAAAATAAGTATGGTAGAACAAAGAAACGACAACAACTCTTCATTAAACACGAAATACGCAACCAGATAGACGTTGAGAACTACTTTGGAGCGAATAACACAACCGTCTACTATGAATGGCATACGTCAACACACCTCGATCTAGGAAACATGACGGCTGGTGAGAAGTTCCTTGCTGATAGTATTAATGAACTTGAATTGTGGGACGATGATCGTTACATACAAGAGATTAAACATAAACGAGTAGTAGATAACGAGAACTATGTTATTGTAAGAATTAAAGGAGCAAAGAAGAAATGAGTTTAAAGGTAATTATTAAATCAAGACGCACCGGCTTATATGTTAAAGATGATAGTGGTAAGATGACGAGCGACCAAAACGAAGCTATTGTGTTCTCTTCTGAAGTATATGCACGTATTTTCCTAAACACTCACGACTTTATTCCCTCTGAGTACTCGTTTGCAATTGGTTCTTCTGAATACTTACCAAATGTGAAGAACGTAACAAAGGAAGATGATGTAAACCACCCAAAACATTACAATAGCTATTCATTTGAAGTCATTGATGTGATTGACGAGGTTGTTCCTAATTACCCGGCTAGTTACTCTGGTCACATTCAAAACGCAATCAAGTATATCTTCCGTGCGCCATTCAAAGGTACGTTAAAAGAAGACTTGAAAAAGGCTGTGTGGTATTTGGATCATGCTATTAAGATTATAGATAAGGATAATTAATATGTTGGGCGATATATTCTTAAAAACTATTAGTATGAAAAAACAGTTGAGTAATTGGATTAGCCTATTCATTAAAGAGAATACGTGTATGCATGATTATGATACTATCTTTTGGAACAGTGTGAGGGGTGAATATAAGTGCAAAAAATGTGGTAGACACAAAATAACATCACATTAGGAGGTTTTAAAGATGGCTTATGAGAAATCACCGTTAGACAATTTATATCACACAAAACGATGGAATAGAACCAAACTAGCCGTAATTGATAAGTGTAATGGTCGTTGTTCTAGGTGTGGTAAGATAATCACTGGAAAATTCATCACACACCATATTGAGGTTGCAAGTGAGGATAACTTCTTTGATATTGACAACCTAACACTACTCTGCTTCGACTGCCACCAACACGTAACGTTCCATGATGACGTAAAAAGGGACGCTGTAAAACTTAACGGCTCATTCACAACAAAAAACGTTGACTTAATTAAATTTTAGAAAGAGGTGCTATATGAACATACTAGAAAAACAAGGATATGACGACTATAACAATAATAAACCATTAGATATTTCACTAGTTGATAATTATGATTACACTACCGGTTATGAAATTGCTTCTATTCAAGATTTTCTAAAAAATACATTGACTTGATTAAATTTTAGTGTTATACTTTGTTTGGAATGGAAGAACAATCCCCAGCCATGTTTTAGATAACAACAGATACGCTCTGACGGTTGGGTTTTTTATTTGCAATTATAAAGTATACGTGTTATAGTTATTTTATCGACATTAGCAAACAACTCATACGTGAGACTAAACAGAAAAGCCGTGTCGTGGAGCGCAAATATCACATTCTGATTTTGTATCTATTAACTTACGCTGTACTTTGAAAACTGAATAGATTTGGTGGCGGAATAGGTAGACGCAAAAAGACAATGTTGGTAGTTAACAATTGGGTTTTAAAAGTCGGAGCGGGCCGAAACATTCCGAGACTATCATGTAAGGTGCAAATCCTTACCCAAATCATATAAAAAGGCTTGACATTTGATGAAACTTGTGTTAGGTCTTTTTATTTTGCCATATATTCTAATAATGAGAGATAAAATTTAATTCGTATTACGTAATATTCGTATTTTCGTAAAATTGGGCATAAATTAAAAAAGACTACTATTAACC